AAAACCCTTTTCGTCAAAGTCAAACATAGTGTTTTGCACCGAAATCGGTGCGCTTTCTGACCGGGCCACAGAAACATCTGGCGCTGCGTCGTACTTTGATGCGGCTATGTTTGACTGGTTAGATATTACCCCTCTGGCGCTAGAGCCCGCTTCAATTGTTTCTGCCGCCTGGACCGCCTTTTTAGGATCGGTCATTGCCGACGCGTCTACGGCAAGTCTTTTTGCGTCTGTCAAAAGGTCTTCTTTCTTTTTGGCAATGCCTTTGGCCAGATTCCACACGGGCGCGTCTGGAAACATCTTTGACGTAGCGGCAAGAATTCCCATTAGCTCAGGGCTTGAGGCAAACCCAGCGGCCACAGCAGCGCCAACAAGAGGGTCGGCTGTAGCGGCTAACGCAACCGTCCCGCTAATTGCGCCTCTTTTAAGCATCCGGCCAATTCGGTTGGTGACAGCCTCTTCGTTTTCAATGACAGTTTTTCTTACCTTTCTTACCTGCCCGCTTTCTTTTAGCTTTTTTCGGTAAGCCTCTTGTTGTTTAGAAGAAAGCGAGTCGTGGTAGGTCTTCTGGTCAGGAGACATTGCGACTTCTAGCTCGTCGTCTATGTCCACAAAAACGCGCTTTCCTTTTTTAGGGCTTTGCGGGTTTACAATGTTTGCCGCACCCTTTAAGACTTTTGCAGATCGCGCAGACTTTGCAGAAGTTGCGGCGGTTCTGAGCGCCGCCCCAGCGCCCCGCGATCCTGGCACAACAAGCGCACTGGCAACTTCGGTGGGCATTGCCGCAAGAAGGGTTGGATCTAGGGTGACAAGCGATTGCAGGGCTTTTTCACCAAAGCCAAACGCGCCGTAAAAAATCCCTTCTCCCATCTTCTTGGCGAACTCGTCTCGCTCCCGGTCGTTTCCTCCGTGAATAGTCATTGCTATTGCCGGAATAGCGGCGAGAGCCTCTTTAAACGGAGCAATTACTCTGTCTCCAAACGGCTGCTCAAGACGCTCCTCAACAAAAGGCGTAAGCTCGTCTGCCGGAGTTTTTGATCTGGCCCGAATTCCTGGAGAGCCAGTACGCATTACGCTGCCTAACTGGAGAAGAGCGTTTCCGTATTCCGCAACGCTTTTAACAAGGCCCATTGGTATGCTGACACCAGTCTTAAAACCGAACTCAAGGGCTTTTGCGGCAAACGCCGAATCTTCACTGCCCGTTCCGCCTTTAGACTGAGCAAAGCCCCTTGCGCGCCCTTCCTGCTCAATTTTACGCCCCTCTTCAGCCGAAACTGGAAAGGGCGAAGGAGGCGGGGGCGCTTTGGGAGCCGAGGCTTTAGGCGATGCTGTTTTTTGCGGCCTAAACTTTGCCATGCGACCGGGCCCTTCTATCATCAAAGGCGGCATCTGAATGGTTTCACGAGGAACCGCCGGGGCCGGATCTGGCTTTTGACCAAGACCAAGAAGCGGCATAATGTCTTTGCTTCGCGCCTTGGCGTTTGCCACGGCTTCCGAGTACGGCAACCCCACGTCTTCTGGCAAAAATCCCTTATCGCGCAGCCCTTTTATGATTTCACTGCGAGAAGCGCCCCTTGACTCGGCGGCTTTAATTTTGTCTCTAAGAGTCTCCACTACTGCCACCTATTAATTGCCGTCAATTGCGCTGTCCCAAACGGAATCTTCTTTAGAATCTAAAGTGGGGGTTCTTCCAAAATTTGCAAACGGCAAAACCGTGTTAATTCCCTTTTCCAATTCTCTTGGTGTCAGGAAATACATGGCTTCATTGCTAACCGCTTTTGCCTGCGGGTTTTTTTTCAAGTAACGAACCATAATGCTTTGGTGGTCGTACTGCTCTTGTAACGATTCTCCTTTTCCTTTTAAAACAGCCATTCGCTGCTCAAGCCGGGCTCTTTGAGCCTGGTTTTTCGTTGTGTTAGGCAGGCCCCTAAGTCTTTTCTTTGCCGCCTTAAGCTTTGAGCTATTTTCTTTCATTCTGCCCGCAAGAGTTACCAGGCCTTTTTGCAAAGAGACTAAATCTTTTGGTCTGTTTGAACCGGAGCCTTGCGAGGCTTTTTGCTTAGCAATTTGGATCCTTTCATTGCCTTGCTTAATTCTTTGGGCACCCTGCTTAATCTTTTTATCAACCTGAGCAGCCCTTCGGTCGGCTCTATCGCCTTGTTCTGCTGCTCGAACTGCTTGCCAGTTTCGGTCGGCCTGTTCCTTATTCAATCTATCGGCGTGAACTTTGGCTTGCCAATTTGCGCTGGCTTGGCGGCGGGCTTCGTTAGCCTGAAATTTGCTTTGCTGAAAAAGCTGGTAAGGGGTCATTCCTTTGGGAAGTTTTATTCTCTTCCACATTTCCGCAAGCGCCTTTTGCCTTGGGACGCTTGGGTTTTGGGATTCGTAAAGGTCAGAAGCCCTGATGTCGCTTAATGGGCTGTACCGAATGCCCTGAACTATATTGCTTAAAAGGGCGTAGTCTCCAGAGGCAATGGCGCTTTTAAGAGCGGCCTCTGTTTCTGCGAGGGTTTGAAACGTTGGAAGTCTTGAAGTTTCGCTGACTGCTTTTTGGGCCCGATTAACTCGATCTTGCAAATCTTGCCTAAAATCCCCTCGAGTAGCACTCATTCTGCTACGAGCCTGAGCCATGTGCAGCGCTTCGCTGGCTATTTCAAAGTCTTTTTTGGCAGCAGCAAGTTCGCTTTCGTTTGTCGCAGAATTGACTCGATTCATCGCGTCGGCAGCGTGCTGAGTAAGAATGTCAATTTGACTCTGCGTTTTTTGAAATGGCTCAACTGTTTTTTCCGCCTGCTTAAGCCTGCGCTCGTCAGACATTTTTGCCTGCTGGGCCGCGTCTAGCTGTTGCGCTGCAATTTCAGCTTGTTGAACTGGGGGCTGATAGTCTTTAGCAAAGAACGGAGCGACGGCGTCAGCAATCTTTTTTGCGTTTTGAACAGTCGATAAAACGTTGTTAATGGTTTTCATAGAGTCCCGGCCCTCTGTTCTTACAAACAAATTGCCTTGTTTAGGAACCCAATAAGGTCGCCCTTGTCCCCGGCCTAAGTTTAAAATAATATTTGCGGCAGACGCCATAATCGCCTCCTAGTTAAACCAAGTGCTTGGGTCGGTCCACCGAAATTGATTTTCGTAAGGATCGCCAATTTCGCTAACTCTGTTGACGTAGTACATCAAAAGCTCCGGCTCGCTTTCAACAAACTGACGAATGGCGCTAACGTTACGCTCGTAATCATCTTTGTTGTTGGCAGACTTAATTGCATCTTGAATCATTTTTTCAACGTTCATTTTAGCTTCGGCAAGACGCTCGGAAGCCGTCCCGTACTGAAGCATTTTGTCAGCCGCCGTTGCTTCAGTCGCGTAGCCTTCGGACTGCATTCTTGCAGCGTCAGCAAGAGCTTGTGCGCTTGTGAAGCCAAACCCCGCAGCCTGCTGCGCTGCCTGAAGACCGCCTTGCAAAGCGCCGCCGTAAGCAGACGCTCCGCCTCGCCCAGCTTGCGCCGCACCAGCAGCCAACCCAGCAGCGGCCTGCCCGTAAAGGGCGCGCTCAGCCTGAGGCATTGCCTTTTTTAAACGAGCCTCGTAGTCCTGGGCTCCACTAATAAGCTTTTGTGCCGCTAGTTCTGAAGACGTGCCGATTTGGTTGATTTGTTGGTTCTTGTACGCCAAGCCCGAAGCGTCTTCTTGGTTTAGTTTCTTTGCCATTACAGCCTCCTGACTGCAATATGCAGCCGTTTGCCTTTAACGTCCAGCAGTCATTTTAGGGTCGCGACCGCCGACAACGGTTTTCTTGCCTATTAAATACAGCCAGTTACCGCCGACCCCGGCATAGACCTCGTTGTTTCCAGCAGCCCCATCAGAGCCCAGCCCGCCTGGGTCTGTAAAAGACTGGCGAACAACTATGTATTGCTCTGCGCCTTTGGTTGCGGGCGGGTTGTTTGTGTCTGCTTGCGACCTGCCCTGCGTCGTTACGACAGAAGCTCCTTTGGCTACAAAAAATGGAGGACCCTGGACAATAGGTGTTCCGGTAATGTCTTTTAGGCCCACGCCGTTTGCACCTCCTTTAGAGACCAATGGCACCTGAACAAGATCAAACGTGTGGTCAAACGAGGTCATGCTTGAATCTGCGCCGTGCCTAATTCTGTCTATCGTGTTGTTGGCAATGTTTGCCGCCGTATAGCTCAAATGCGCCACTTGCTGAAACGCGCTGTGGTCCGCCTGCTGCCCCGTAAACAAGGCGACCCCAACTTCTCCCGCAAAGGTTACTGAAGACGGCTTAGCTCCCGATGTGGTTGGCAGGTGCGGCGCTCCTCCAGTCGTTGCTGATGGTGGGCTTCCGTAATTAAGAGCCAAAATGCAATGATGAATAACAAAAGGATAATTAATGGGAATCCATCGCTCATCTACAATAGGTCCGCTAAACGGGCTTAACCCGGCATTAGCCGCATCGCCAACAGTGTCGCTAGTTAACCGGCCTCTATGAGAAAAGTTGCTCCATAGCGGGACCGCCACGACCTCAAGACCGCTGTCTTTGGTAAAGAACTCGTAAGCGCTTACCGCGCCCTGCTTTGTGTAGCCGGACAAAAGCTTGTTCATAAGCTGCCCATCAAACAAAGATGCGACAGTACTAATGCCGTCAGAAGCTTCCGCTGTGATCGTAGCGTTCGCAGTTGGCGTCGTTATGCTAAAGGGCGTGGTTGACGTCGTGCCGTTATGAGGCGGCATGTTTTGGACGTTGTCCGCCGAGGTGTCTCGAGCAACGCGCTCGCAGCTAAATCTCATAGTGCAAAGAAACGAGGGCATTGATAGCCAAAGGTTTTCGGCCGACGCAGGAAGAGCGTCTGGATGTAGCCCGTCAGCCTGCACGCATAACATAAGCGTTTTGTACGGATGAACATCTTTGTTTAAATCGGTAAACAAAAAGGGGTTTAGCCGAAGGAATCTTCCCGTGTAAAAAGTTGGCGAAAGCGTTGCGCTAAACACCTCTCGGTCAGGATCCGTTCCAGACTGACTGTTGTAAGAAAGCATAGCCTTTTCAACTAAGCTCAGCTTAATCTCAAGCCTTTTGGCTGCGTTGTGCGACAGATAACCTTCTTGCGTGGATACGGCGTTATTTGAGTCAAGAATGGCCGCTGGCTCAGCCCTTTGGTCAAAAGAGACGCTCATCTCTTCAAGAGAATAGCGAGCAGTTGAACTATCAATTATTGCTGAAGAGTTCAGAAGCTCTTGAGGCTGCGGTACAGCAAAAGGAAAGGCAAATGCGTATTTGTCTTTGTTTTGCCACGAAGATGCTGAAGTGTCTGCATAAAGCTGATAGCCCGAAAGCTGGGGGACCCAGAAAGAAACTCGAAACGACGTTTCACTATCTCGAACAACTTTAGGAGCCAATCTGGCACTTGCAAGAGCCGCCGCAACGCTTTCCATCGGGGCGTAAACGTGCTCAAGAAGAAGCTTTACTCCGCGAGATAACTTTTTCCGGGTAAACTGGCTCACGATTTCTCCAACATGCTTATTGCGACTGAATAGTATTGCTTGGCAAACGAGTTAGTGCTACCCCAGCCCGTGTCGTAGGGAGTGTCAAAGAGCCCGTTTGAATACTGAGGAATAACAAGGTTTAATCGCACGCGGCTGTTTTGTGGGATTGGGACTTCAACATCTAAGTTGACATAAACACCTGTCGGGTTAGGCCCCGCTCCAGCGGGGTATTCAGGCTTCATGTCGGTAGATATTGCCGCGTTCATTTTCCAAGCGTCTGCGGGGAACCTTGTCCTAAGAACCTCGGTATTTCCTTGCGATCTGCCTTCTTGGGTAAACGGGTTATCCACAGCAAGCTCGACGGTAAAGTCGTCCGAAGGGTCTCCCTGGTTTTTTCCAGGAGGAACCTCTTCCCCGTTTGGGCCGTAAATAAACGAGTTGGTAAATTCATTATCCGTTCTCATAACAAACATTATTTTTGTAATAATTGTTGGTTTAAACACATGGAGCGAAGACGACCATTGGTAGTAGTTATCCCCTCCCCCCAAGCTAATAGATGTTTTTAAAAACGGAAGCCCCCACCCTTTAGACCTGTACTCGTTTGTTGGGTAAAATAAGCTTTCATCTACTGCCTGGTTAAAGGTGTCGCTGTAAGGAAGGTTTCTTGGGTTCATCCAAGGCAAGGACGGAGAGCCATAAACGCCGCCCGCAGAGACAGGCTTCGCTGGCTGGTACCCCGTAACAAACGTAGTTTCTGTCCAGTTTCTTTCTAAGTCACGGGGCTGAAGAGCATTAAACCTATCAACAAACGCTTGCATAAAACCGTCTAAGCGGTTGCCATCAATTGTTGTGTCTTCAGTAAACTGTAAGCGACGTACAAGCTCTCGTATCATAGCATTCTCCTACGTCGTTTCAAATATGGCTGTTACATTGCCAAGACCGTTGCCAGTTTTGTTTGCCGACAATACACCAACGTTTGCTGGTGCGCCTGAGTTGTTGATTACGCTACCGGCAGTAGCGATCGTGCCCCCAAAAAAACAACCAACAAACCGCGCTTTCCCGCCGCTTTCTATTTTAACAAATGTCGGGGGCATAGATTCCTTTTTAATAAACCGGCAGTTAACAAACGTTACATCACCTGTTGCTTTAATTTGCACCAAATGGTCTACGTTGTTTTCGCCTTCAGAGCCAATAAAATCAAGCCCTTCCACATGCGCCTCCGAGCCAAACACGGCAAGGCGATTCATTTTTGCGCCTGGAGCGGCAGTTATCCGGCTCCCTGGATTGCTCCACTCAAACCCAACATGGGTTCCTGAAAGAAGATAAAACCCATTGTCTTTTAAGAGATCTTCATCCAAAGAGTCTCCCGGCCTTACCACATTCTGGCCAACAGCATTGACAGTGGTATGAAACTCATTGCGCTGCGACCAAGACTCAACGTAGGCCCGGTCGCCTTGCAAAAGTATTTCTAAAGGAATCCGAGTCATTATCTACCCCATCGACGGGGCTTGCCAGCCTTTTTGATGTAGGCTTTAAGCGAGTTAATGACAATCTTTTCGGCTCTTGATTTAACATGGCCAAAGACCATGACCGCCAAGGACTCGCCGCGCAAAGAAGAGGAAACGACCTGCGTATCAAGCTGCTCGTCGTCAACCAAAAAGTTTCCGTTAGCGGTTCCGCTTTGGCCCCATTTAGCAGCATTGTTAAAGATTCGCTTGGTAACTCCTCCTGCGGCGTCAACCATTCGGTCCCGCAAAGGGATCTTGCCAAAGATGGCGTTGTACGAAGCCATGTCAGCAACCTGACCAGACCAATCTCGCCAGTCGGCTTGAAAAGCTATGTTTACCAGTCCCTGGGGCCAAGCATTTGCAACCGTTTCCGTTCCTTTGACGCCGTGCGTCAACATCCTCATTACAACGTTTCGCATTCTAAGCTGAGACCTATCGTTATCCTCAATGCGGTCTGTCTTTAACACCCAGTCCACAGGCTGGGCGACGTCGTTGTTGCCGTGCCCAAGCGTTGTGTTGGCAATTTGCCAGACAGCATGATCATGAACTGCGCCGCCAATGTTACTTGTCGTCACATTGATTCCCATGCTCATCACGTCTTGTCCCGTTGCTCTTCGCAAAAACGGAAGCCAAATCAATCCGTGCAATCTATTGCTTGAAAAAACCATGTTTGGCGCTCGATTGCCCGTAGAAAACGCACCGTTAAACTGTAGCCTAATTTGGTTTCCAGTTTCGTCAGGAACCCCGCCCGCGTAGCACTGAGCCTCTGTTCCTGCGGCAGGAAGAAGCCATCCCCAACCATTTAGCCCGGCGGCTCGTTCTGCTGGAAGCATAAAGTCAATTTGGTTTTTAGCTGGCGGCGCCGGGGGCAAAAGTCCTGACGGAGTAAAAACCGGGCTCCATTGCGAGTTATCAAACGTAAACTGAATATCAACAGTTTGCGCGACCCCGTTTAAAGTGGAGTCTGGCTTGAACAGGATTGGCATTAAATAAATTTCTTGATTCGGCGTTGCCGTAGGGAGCTTAAAGCTTGCGGGCAAAACTTGAGGTTCGGCAAATACAACGTAACCGTCCCTGCCCTGGAAATCTGTCTTATAATACCCGTTAAAGGCACGCATATCTTCTCTGGAATCTACCGTCCGATCAATAGCACCGCCTCGACCCCATTCTGTAATAAAGTAAGATTTTGAAGTGTAGTTTTGGGCCGGGATGATTGCATCGGCTGCGGTTGCAGATTCAACTCCACAAACCAGAAAGACCCTTCCGTCGCGAGCGCACGCATGCGGGCCTGGAAGGTTTTTGCGGGCTTCAACTCTTGTCGCGATTTCGCTTGCAATGCTTTCAGTTGTCCATACGGACCAACTTCCTTTGCTGTTAACAAGGATGGCATTGCTTGATGGGATGCTAACAAAAAGCATCTGCAAGTCGCCGTCAAACTCAATATGAACAGAAGCGTCTGATGGCCATGTTAGGAACGTAAGCGGCTGGTCATAGGTCGTGTCGGCGTTTCCTGAGTCTGCATAAAACGAGGACAGGGGCAGGCTAATTCCTTCTTCAGATTCAAAGAGCGGCTGAAGCTGCTGACCAATGTTTTCTAGCTGAAGCCCACCGGCAAACGAATAAATACCCGTAGCGTCAGCCCACACAATCGCCTGGTCCATCCGGCTTTTGCTCATAGGCCCCAGACATCCAATATTGTCTGAAAGACGCCTTAAATCGCCTTGCGCTGCGTTTACGCCTATTGACGGTCTGTAGACAAACGTTTCGTTTGAGGTCCAAATAAGAAGGACTCCGGCCGACTCGCCAAGAGCGGTAATGGGCTCGACACAAGGAACGTCAACAATATTTAAAGCGTTAACGCTATTGGGAGCCCCGACGTCGCTAATAAAAACGCTGCGGTCCTGAGCAATAAAAGCCCTGTTTGCAAGCATGACGACATCGGTCGGATTGGGAAACGTAGAGCTATCCAAGTAACGAACAGCGTCTTGATCTTTTCCTACTTGAGGAAATATTTTCGCAACCCTGCTGCTTTCCACATAAGGAAGGCAATGGTTTTCAAGCCGAACACTGTCAACCTGCTGCCATCTAGTTCCGTTGTAATCGGCGGGGCTGTAATACCAAAGGCCCATAGATGAATTGCCAAACAACAACGTGTCGTTATTAAACGGAGCAAAGAACACATGATTGTCATCTTCGTTTGCAGACAACCAATTTTGGCGGTCCCACTCGCGAGATGTTTGATATTGCCCTCTCCAAAACGGCATCGGTATTACGCTGTCGGTGCCCGCCTCTCCAGTGTGGCGATGAAGGATTTCTTCCCACCTTTCGCCAGTGTCCGTGTCGTAAATGCTAACGGCGTAAAAATCAATACTGTGAGAGCGGTTTCCTGTGTTAGCAGTAGCCGCATTTCCAACCAGCACCGTTACAATTTGCGTTGCTCCCCACCACGTTTTTAAAGCGTAGGAGCCGAGTTGCTTGGTGTAGCCACGGGAGCCGTCATTAGGGCCGAGCAGCGTTGTATCAAACTGGGCCATTTGCCCAAAGCCAGAGCGAACTTCCCAGGCGTTTCGGCGTCGAAACATGTTTTGAATAAACGCGCCTTTATCAACAACGTCGAGAGCAAGCCCTTTGGGAAGCAGATCTGCACTTGTGCTGGGAATCATTAGAACCTCTCAGCAACTTTAGAATTCGCCTCTGTGTCTCGGCCAACACCCAGGAACCCTCGCAGCCGGTCCTCTTCAACGGCCAACTGCATTTGCAGCTTTTGATGCACTTCCGCATCTCGAGTCGCGTAGTAATCGCGAGCAGCGTACATTGCAATAAGCTTGTGAAACTGGTCGTAGTCGTCGATAAACTCGTTGTCACCAGCAGAGTCTCTGTTCCACAAAACAGTTGCGCCGGGCAAGTAGTAAAGCCGAACGGTTGCTTGTAACTTTCGGGAAAACAAAAGCTTCGCACCAACAAGGGCGCATTGGGTTGGCATGTCCTGCCATTGGCCAAGATTTGCTCGTGGCAACACAGGGTCTAGCGTTCGCACGCTTTCAACAAACTGCCAAATGCTGCCTTGGTCATCGAGAATAGCGATCCGGCGCAAGCGGAGCAGTTTGTTTGCTGGCGTTGCTGCCGAGCCCAGCAATGCGGGGGCTGATGCCGAAAGGTCAATCTCTGACGCAGAGCCGATCGCAAAGTCTTGGGTCTTGTTGTATGCCCAGTGGTCGCCATCAATAACCACTTGACGAAACGAATCGTACCCGCGAGCGAGCGCGTTTCGGCGCTGGGCAACGGTTAAAAACGTTAAGTCCGGTTCGTCAATGTATTGGTCGAACAGTGCTCGTACTTCTTCAACGTACACAATAGCCCCCTACGGCAACCCTAGCCGCCCAGGCGTTCCTTTGCTTTCAGAAGCGGAGCCTGTTGGGTTCATGGGATCATTTAAAACTGGGCGAGCATCAGGTCCGGTAGGCGCTGGTCCACCACCGCCAGGTCCGTCTGGGTTTGGCAAAGACCCTGTTGGGCCGCCCTGTGGCTGCATCTGCTGCGCCATTTGAGTCGCAACCTGCTGATATATCGTCCAGACGTTTTCAAACGTTTGTAGGGCGTTCTGGGCGTCAATATCGCCCTGCTGCGCCGCAAGCAACGCTTCTGGCTTTTTGTTGTAGTAAGCGGGCGAGCGAATAAACTCTCCAAACACATTTCTAATAGCAAGCATAATCGCCGGTTCTTCAATGATTTGAATAGTGTGTCCGCTAAGAACAGCCTCGAGCAAGTCTTGCGCGTGCGAAAGCATCTGCATTTTTTCAAGCTCGGCCTTCTCGTCGAGAGTAAAGGACAGGTGTTTAAGAACGTCTTGAGGCGGAATAACGCCAAGCTGGGCCAGCTGCATCACCTGAGCATCACGCTCTTTTGCGTTCATCGCAAACAAACTTCCGGCTTCCACCTCAATTTCTGGAGCATCAATAAGGTTAGTTTTATCAAGCTCTTTGGTGACGGTGACGCCGAACGTCGGGTCAAGAATGGCGACCGACTTCTTTTTAGGCATGTACGCTTTCCACATGACCAGCGCATGAACGGCGGACTCCTCCATCGCTCGACTCATTTCGTGCATTGTAACGGCTAGGCCCATGCTGTCCTGTTGCAACAATGTCTGCATAGACACGTTGGCCGTGACGCCAGGGGCGCGTTTGCCCATCGAAATGTTATGGATGCCGCCAACGTCTTCCATTTCCATAAGCTGACGGTTTTGAACCTCGTATACGTCCGAGTTAAGAGAGGGTCCAGGCAGGCGGCTTGGTGCGAGAGAGTTCCCGTTGTAAAACACAGCCTGTCCCGGCCTGTTTGTAATCTGGTTCATGTTAACGTTTGCCTGTTTTGGAATCATCCAAATCGGGTTTGTCATTAACTTGACAGATTCAAGCATAAAGTTTCGATACAGGTTGTACTGAACCTGCATGTCTAGCAAAGGAAACAGTTGAGACATTCCATATAGGCGGTCAGCAACTGGGGTCCAGCGCATAAACGCTACGGGAAAGATGTTCTCGGGCGTTTCGCTCTGCTCAATCCATTGAGACTTGCTTTCTGTGCGAGCATTGCCGCCAGCGCCCGTCCAGACGCCACAGCGCCCGTCTTTAAAGTAAACCCACCAAAGCTCAAGGCGGTCATGAGGCAGGCAGTCTCGCTCGTTATCGTCGATTGTAGAGGTTGAAGGGAGGTCTTTTAGGAACTCTTTATGATCAGGCCAGTACTCAATAGCGTCTTTGCGCGTCATAATGCGGCGAACGGCGCACCAGTCGGCCTCATCAGTAGAGATGGCCTCTGCCTCCCAAATAATATCGTAACAGCCAACAACCTCGGTGCAGACCTTTTCCGCGACAGGGTCGTAATAAGTCCAAAGAGCAGCGTTACCGCCAGGAGATAGCCACTGAACAACGTTGCGCCACTTGTGCTCCATGCGGTTAAGCCGCCACCAGGCGTTAAGGCACTGGTCACAAGCGATGCGCTTGATAGTGTCGTCGTAACTTGGGCTAGATGAGTTGACTTTAAACCGGGGAAACTGAGCGGCAAGAGAGGCTACAGTTGACCGATAAATTGGGAGAAGTCTGTTGCTAATTGCTCGAGTGCGTTCGCTACCAAGCAAGCTGCCAATTCTGCCACCAGTAGGCCCGCTAGAAATGCGCTGATTACCGCGAAGAAACTCAAATGACGCATCCCACATGGGCACAAGACTTGAGCGATACTGCCTAGCAGCTTGCATGCGCGACAGCATGTCGGGGGGCATTTTGCGCTTTTTAGCGTATTCCAAATCTTCTTCAACATCGATTTGATCCTGATACTGCATACTAACCCCAGGGAAGCTCAACGCCCATTAAGGAAGCAGCGGCAGATTTAGCGTTAGCATCGGCAAACCAATCCGGGCTCCTTTTTCCAAGCGCACTAGCAGCCTGCTGCAATGACGACATCTTCTTTTCGGCGCTACCGCCACCAAGCAAGCCGCCAACTCCAGAGCCAATGGCCATTCCGGTTTTCATCCCAGCAGGACCGCCAAGCAAAAGACCAAGACCGGCCCCGCCAATGCCAAGAATCTTATCAAGATTCGACTCTTCTTGTGGCGTTTCTGCAAACAAAGACGGGCTGTTAGCTGGCAGATAAGAGCTATAAGGGTTTCGACCCGGCATAGCATACTCCTATGCGTTTGGAGGGCCGAATCGGGCCTGATCGTCCCACGCGCCCTTTCGACTAAACCATTCAGGAATAGTCTGTGTTGCATCTTGCGGCAACTCGCCAATATCAGCAAGCTTTTTGTTTCGTTTTTCCTGCTCGATCTGCCACTCGTAGTTGCCCAAAGCGTCTGCAATAGACTGGCATACAAGAGCAGAGAGCAGAAAAAGACGGCGAGTTGCCCTTCGGATATAAAAGAATGGAGACTGAGGATCAATCATCGGTCTGCATATCCTTCCATACCCAGTAATCCTCAAGGTTCTCTCGCGACCACTCAATGAGATTTTCGCAAGACACTCGGCGCATGCGGAACAGCATCATCTGTTCAAACCCAAGGGTGTTACGCATGAACGCTTTCAGGTCTTTGAGATTGTACCCATCAAGAACCTTTTTCGACGGGATCATCGGCATGCCGTCTGAAAACTTTTTCGTAGGAAATACTTCTACTTTAGTGATTTTGCCTTTGTTTTTAAGGCCAACAAACTCACCCGTGGGAGGAGGAGCCTCCAGTGTTACGGATTTCTCCGGCACTTTAGACTCCTCCTCCACTTTGGGTGTTCCTGCGAGGACAAGTTTGGCAACACCATCTTTAACCTCAACTCCCAGATGTGCTGGTTTTTGAAGGTTAATATAGGTCTTTAGCTCCCAAAGGT